AACTTGAAATATTCATTGAAATCATATCCAGCTCCTGATAGATCATTCATCCAATCAACTAGTTCCTTAACGGTACTAATCTCTGGCGATTGTACTACAAGTTCCGGTTTAGTGCTTAATTCTGGAATTGCATCGTAAGGTGAACCGTTCGAAATATTCTCATCTGTTCCTTTAAAACTTCCTCTCCAGAACTGAACTATATATTTTGAAGCATTACCTACTCCCTTAATTACTCGAGCTGCATAACCTCTTGTCAATAAGGTTCCTTCAATACCTCCTGAAAACGTACCTGCTGTTCCTGCTACTGAACCTGTAACTACTACAGAAGGCGATAAGCCGTTCAATGTATTTGCATAACCTCTTGGTGCGTAAATTTGGACAGTTGTTCCTGTTGTAAGCACTACTTCAGCTAATCCATAAGCAGTAATCGCGGCCGCTAAACCAGCTACTACTAGAGCGATTGTGTCGCCTGATTTTACTGTATATACTCCTACGCTAATTCCATCTACAGTAACTCCGATGGTATTATTAATTGCACCTGGAGCTGAAACTGTAATTGTAGACTTAGCTCTTACTTCATCACCTAAAACAGCATTACCTGCAAAACCTTCAGCTCTAACTTGAACAATAGCGCTACCATTGTTAGTACCAACACCATCTCCATCAGAAGCATCTTGACCTCCAAATAACAAAGTAATCTCTGCTGGTATTGTAGTTGCTGCATCAATATAAGTTACACTTGAAACTCCACCTGTAGCACCGCCACCTGGTGAGAACATCGGTCCAGCTAATAACCACCAAAGACCTCCTGACACATAGTTTCTCATATCGCGAGAATTACTAAATGTAATGTGAGCCTCCTTACCTGATTTCAGTGTACCATTTATACCAGGACCTCCTGTGAAGAACTTCTCACTACCAGTGTTAATAACTAGAGTGTTACCAAATTCTAATGCTAGAGATGAATTCTGGATACCTGACTTAATCTGCGAATAAGCGCCTGGAATGACGACCTCACGCCCATTGAAAATAAACTTTGTTGGCATTCGATAATTTTATTAAAAAGTGCTATTTTATTAAAAATACTAAGAAAACCATCTCATATATTATTTCTAGATGCTAGTGCTGTCATCTTCTATCGAATAGTAATCAGAAGAGTCAATTGCTGCTATAAATCGAATCTTCGTAAAGACATCTTGAATAAATATTTCAGGCGTCACTACTTCATATTCAAAGTTTAGTGTAATTGCTCTAATGAAAAGCTTATCTGGAATACCTAAATCTACTCTTAAATCTTGACCTCCCAGTTTCAGATTAGAAATGCCTTCTAATGCTAGATGGTTAGTTAAAGCAATAGTCATGCACCTAAATAAGTTGTACAATATAGAGATCTCGTTCTTATTATCTGCAATAAATACTAGTTGATATGTTGTTATGAATCTTCGCATGTATTGCTTAACATACTCATTCTGAGCTCCACCTCCATTAGTAAACACTAACTCTTCCTGATCTCCCTCTCCAATAGAAATAGAATCAGTCTTAGCAGTATCTGAAGATAAGTTAAGAAAAACACCAGCCGCGTTGCCTGTTGTATTTTGATCGTAAGATAACTTTACCTCTAAGTGTTTTGGATTCTGTTTTGTAGTGATTATTAGATTCTTAGCATTCGCATAGAAATCGTAATTACCTAAAGCAGTGCCGTTAAATAATAGATATAGAAGGCTACGCGACTCTTGATTATTAGTAATAGCCTCCAAATGATTCGTCCTGACAATAGACAAAACCGTATTTAAAGCTTTTGCAATGATAACTTCTGGTACTAAAACAGCCATATCTTATTTTCTTAAAACTACTAATATCCTAACACTCTCTTCCATCTATATCTATTTGAGTTAACTTGGTAGTCTTACTTTTTACCTTAACAGGTGCGACATCTCCAGTTACATCTACAGTTATAGTTACTAGCTTAGTTGACTTCTTCTTCTTAGGTGCCGGGCAGATATGAGCTACACCTGTTATCGTCTGAACAGTAGTATAAGAATTTGTAATTCTAGCTGTACCAGTAATCAGTCTCTCAACAGTCTTATATATAGATGATATACCTGTCTGATTCTGAGTAGTAGTGTTTTGAATGCGAGCTATACTAGTCTGAATCCTATCTATAACCTTTTGAATGCGAGCTATACCGGTTTGAACTACACTCGCTACTCTCTGAATTCTAGCAACGCCTGCAATTACTATGTCAACTGTCTTTCGAATTCTAGCGATAGCTGTTTGTGTACGAGTAGCAATTACTCTAATTCTAGCTACAGCAGATTGTACCTGGGTAACAGTTTTTTGAATTCTCGATATACCACTCTGAGTAGCTAAAACTTGCTTCTGAATTCTAGCAGTACCGGTTTGTGTAACAGTAGCTTGCTTTTGAATTCTAGTAGTAGCTGATTGAGTTCTACTGGTAGTATTTTGAATCGCAGCCTTACCTGTAATCGTCTGAGTAGTAACAAGACCTGTACCAATTCTCGCAACGCCAGTTATAGTTTGAGTAGTAGTTGCTCTTATTCTAGCTACTGCCGTTTGTGTAGCACTAATCTGCTTCTGAATTCTTGCTATTGCTGTCTGAGTAACAGTAACAGTTTTTCTTATTCTAGCAATTGCCGATTGAGTAGCAGAAACTTGTTTTTGAATTCTCGCTACTGCCGTTTGAGTTACATTAACAGTCTTTCTTATTCTAGCAACACCTGTTTGCGTACGAGTAGTGGTATTTCGAATTGCCGCTACAGCTGTTTGCGTTCTACTAGTAGTAGCTCTAATTCTAGCTACCGCAGGCTGAGTTGCTGTAACAGTATTTCTTATTCTTGCTACAGCTGATTGAGTTGCTGAAACTTGTTTTTGAATTCTAGCAATCGCTGATTGAGTAGCAGAGACTTGCTTCTGAATCCTTGCAACACCCGTTTGATTTTGAGTAGTCTGAACTACTACTAAAATATTAGCAACACCAGTTTGTGTAGCTGAAACTTGTTTTTGAATTCTAGCAACGCCTACTTGTGTAGTAGAGACTTGCTTTTGAATTCTAGCAACGCCAGTTTGATTTTGAGTAGTCTGAACTACTACTAAAATATTAGCGACACCAGTTTGAGCAATAGTGACTTGCTTCTGAATACGAGCAATCGCTGATTGAGTTCTACTAATAGTAACCCTAATTCTAGCTACAGCAGATTGTGTCCTGGTAGTTGTTAGATTACCCCCTCTTAACGGATTACCTAGGAATTTCTTAAATATTGCCATAACCTAATGGGGTTAGGTTATGTTACTGCGTAGTAGGGATGCTCATGACAAAGTCAGCCCATTCTTTAGGTGAAGTTTGATCAATAGCTACTATCGAGATAGAGTCGCCATTCATTTCTGCTGCCGACAGAGATATAAGAACCAAGACAGAGCCTGAAGGACTTATGCTTGGTAGGGTTGTTAAATTGGTAAGTGCTCCTCCATCTATAGAGACTTTGAAATCTCCGGCAGCTATTGTTGGATTGACTTTAAAGCTTCCAGGTTCAGATATATCTTCAAGAGCTATTCTGAGTAGGAAGTCTTCGTTCTTTACCGGTGGATTATAAGGAGCTGCCATAGTTTATATTGATAAAGTTGCTCGTGGTCGTTTAAGTACAGAAGACTCTCTTACATAAAATTCTAATTCTACATAGTAAGATGCATAATGAGCCATATTCATTTGAATTACCGCAAATCCTTCACCAGGATTCAGAGCAACACCTTCAAGGTCACCAAGAGCCTGTTGTTCTCCAAATGCAGTCATGTTCGCTTGAAATGCTGATGCAGGCTTAGCTGACGCTGTCTTATCAAATCTATCAGCTACATAAAATAATCTCTCCCTAAATAATCCTGCAGATCTTGCTTGTTGCATAAATGCTGATGGATAACCATAACCATACTTATTAGGTGCTCCAGCTTTAGATCCAGCATCAATAAATTTCAGGTCATGAAATAAACGATTTCGTCTAAGTGTTACAGTACTTGGGAGAACATTACTGGTATCTCTGGCAATAGGAGTAAGAAGCTCTCCACCGTTATAACCTTCAATCCTTTTAAACCCAACATAAGGACTATCTATAGCTGGTGAAGTTATAAGTGCACTACCAATCTCGTTAATTTCTAAACTCACCACTTGCAAGCTAACTCCACTACCTGTATTATTCATTATAGAAAAATATGCAGTAGGAGATTCTCTCGCATAAAATTCTGTATTTACATAAAACGTATCACTTCCTACTCTAAATGTGCATACAAGTTGCCGAGTACCAGATTGAGCATAATTATCATTAAAATTAGTAATTGCAATCCCTCCTCCTGCAGCTAAGGTTATATGCTGAGTGCTACCCCCTCCTCTTTGAGTTGACCAAATGTTAGCAATATTAAGTTGAGTTCCAGTTAATCTTGAAGCAAATGGACTAACTGGAATTGGATTAGCTATTCGAGTTCCAAGTATAGAAGTATTAGCAGTTACATCTGAATTAATTCTTATATCAATCTGAGATGGAAGGTTTGGAGCGAGAGTGTCTGCTTTAACAACTTGAACTGAATCACCTCCACTCGCTGCAGTAATTTTTTTAAAGACAAATGGAGTGGAAGCAGTATTATTAATTGTAGGAGAGGCTTCTCTGACTTTACATTCAGAGATTACTACTTGCTTAGTACTTCCTACATCATTGAATATAACAAGCATAGGATTATCATATCCCATGCCTGTTACATAACCACTATATGAGAATGATTTCTGCATTAGGTTGCAGAGTCTGTAAATTCAATTTCAAGATCAGCAGTACCTACAGTCTGAGTAATGCTGGAGATATTCAATCCTCTGTTTTCACCATTTCGACAGGTGATAGGTTGAATGTTAGCATCAGCATATCCACTATTCCACCATTCAGCAAATGGTACAAGTGTACCGATAGCATCCCAGTCAAGGGTAGTTACAGTAGGTTCGTCAGGAGAGTGAATGATCTGCCTGAGAATGTTAGCAGCAGTTACTGTTCGGTTATGCCCTGATGTAGTGTTGGCATTTAAAGCTGAGTTACCAGTATCATGTGTAACAGGAGTGACTGCAGTTCCTGCTGAAGCGGCAGTGATGATGTTTATACGAGCCTGGTTGAGTACACCAGTAACACTAGCAGTACCGTTGTTAAACAGCCATGCACGATAAACTCGGATAACTCTTGCGCTCGCTGTTGCATTGAACACATCCAACATTGATTTGTTTGCCGCATACGCGATAGCTTGAGCGGACGAATGCCATGTATTTGCCATAATTAATTAATTGTAATGATATAAAGTTGACGTCATTTTATTATTTGATTTGAATAAGTCTATAGCTGGTTTTGTTATTCTCTGTTGAACTTTTCCGTTATAAAGGTCAGGTAGTACTTTAGTCATGTGCTCTTTTAAGTCTCCTGAAGGTAGTTGAAAGATTCTCTTCTTCATTAAAGGATATGCCGCCTTCTTTAACCAATTATCTATCAACTCAACTGGATAAGATTCAGGGACGTTAATATACCAGCCCCATTCAGGGCGATACTTAAGTTCTAGATTTGTAGGTATTTGGCTTATCATACTTGTGGTGAGATTACACGTTGATGATTTACTCCGGTCTCGTCATTTGCCTGCCATCCTATATGAAAGTCGACAGTGTGGTCTATTTCAACACCTCCAAGTGTCATGTTATGCTTATGTCTTCTAAAATAGATTAATCTGAAATTGGTTAGAACGAGATCTTTATCGTGACAGAAGAAAACCTTCCCGTCTATCTCAAAATGCCCATCTCTAAGATCGACTAGAATTACCTGACCTCCAAAAATTCTATTATGATATAGTGCGAAAGTCGCTACCTCATCTTGATTGATATCAAAATAAGCTGACCGCTTAGGATCGGTCATTGAAACATCTTCTTTTGTTTGCCTGAAGACGGTACCGTCCTTATAAACTACCTCAAAGAGGTATTTTAATTTAATTGAACTTAGTGAAACTTTTTCGCCCTCTGAGGAGCTTACTTCTGCTTTTACCATTGTATTGATTTTTAAGTGTTGTCATTATTGTATTAATGACGAGATCTAGAACTTAATTAGTTCTCATCATAGCGTAATGTTAATGTAACAGTTGCAGTATCACCTGCACCAGCTGCAACCGTAGTTTGTAATTGAGTTGTTAAATAATTAGTGTATGCCGGATTGGCAGTTGAGCTTGCAGATTTACCAGCAGCTGATGGAGAAGTTATCCCAAACCAAACCGCTTTACCTGATCCAATTGCTATAACTGTGGTAGCATCTAGAGTTAAGAGTGCGTTAGCTGTTGTACTTGGTGTAGTGTAAGCTAATCTATCACCATCAGCAGTCATTGTTGCACTAGCTTTTAAAGTAAGACCGGTACCTAATACTCCAGCTGTGTGAGCCCAAAGACCGTTTAAGAGTTGATTGTATGTTCCTGAAAAGTGACCATACTGCCATTTCTCAAATGAATTATTTCCTGCTACAATTGGTGAAGCTGTATATGCTGTAGTTGAATCGTCAATGTTCTTCCAGTTACTCTCAGCTCTACCGTGAGTTACCGTCTGACCAGCACCATTAGCCTCGTCCCACTCAAAAGTGGCAGCTCCTAACATTACAGGTCCTGATATGTTCATTGGAAAAAGATAGTCAATCATCAAAGCCGCTGCTAGTAATGATAGAACTAAATATCTTCTTGTGTTCATTGCCTTCATATTCTCTATTTGAGTTAAAAATACTAAAAAAAGTAATGCTATAATTTCTCCAACCATTGATCGATAACCATACCTGTCTCTCTTGGTATATCAAATGTTTCAAGTGCTTTCTCTGCTAAGTTTGCCGCCTCAAATCCAGGATGTATCCAGCTTGACGGATCTGACTTATCACTAACTCTTCTAAAGCTTCCATAAGAAGATTGACCTGTAACGCTATCAGTTCTCTTACTAACACCTTCATAAATCGAGCTCTTATGTTGGTATTCTTTGAAGCTTTGACTCTCCGGCATCCTAATACTCTTCTTCTGAGGAGTTTTTAAGGATGCAGGTGTACTCTTAAGATCATCTTTGACTATAGGTTGATTAGTAGGTTTCTTACGAACAATATCATAAATTTCCTTAGGTAGAGTTGCTCCACTTAATGAACCAGGAGTTCCGAAACTAAAAGGTATTGAATTATATTTAGATCCATCCTTACCTCTCTTCGCATTAGGCCCATTAAGGAAAGCTGGCTTCATATCCCAACCTGGAGCTCCACTTTCAATCATATTAGGTAGTATGCCAGTTAGCACTACAGCTCCTTTAGCAAATCCTTCATCAACTACAACTAAACTTCTTACATATTGTTCTCTTGAACTATGAAGTGAAGACATAGCTTCTTGTTCCCATTGAGCAGCAAATCGAGCTGTAATTTCTTTAACAGTATAATCTAATAAGCTATCAATACTTTGACTGTCAAGATTAAAAGCTTCTGCGAGTGAGCTTGTATCGATTTGAAGATTAATCATCCTAAACTAAAAATACTAAATAGAAGATGCGTGGAATAAATCATCTAAATCATCCATCTGCTGTTGAGTTAAGTTATTGAAAATCTCTTGAGCTGAAGCATATCTCAGTTGGCGTTGGAATTTTGTTAGATCAGGAACTTCGCAGGTATTCGGTAGCCAGCTATTATCTAATAATCTATCACCTCCATAATTTTCAATATCCTTTATCAAGTGAGCTCTCTTCGCTGTAGCATGAACAGGCATTAACATCCTCTTCATGTTCTGTCTATATTGCCCCTTCGAAGATGTCATTGACTCTCTAACGATATCAATAATGTGAAATACTGGTTGATGAGAATATCTGATAGTTAGATTTAGATCAGCCATATTATTATAGGCAGCACTAAGTGTTACAATATTCTCATCAAAGGAGTAGTCTGTAGGTTCTGTTAACTTAGTTAATCTAGTATTAGAATCTACAAATAATCCAAGAAAATTGATACTTATAATATTATACTTAGTGAATGCAAAAAGTGTAGTATCATCATCAGTTAATGTTGGATAGATAATTTGATTATGTTCAGCTGTTGCATCTAGAACAGTAATTCTATCCATATAGGTGAACTTATCTGCATTCAATGCTGTTACCTTAACAACACCTCCATCAATCATCCCCCATTCTCTTAATGCAGCCTCTTTTAACTTTCCATCAGCTGCGATACCGCTGATAAGCATTCTTGTCTTTGTCGGATTAGCAAAAATCCATCCACTACCTCCGCAATTTCTGCAAACGTTAAGATGGCCAGGGCTGCCGCTCCCCTTACAAGGGCAGATATAAGCTTTCTCATATATAACATCATAAGCCTTATCTCTTATAGTTGCCTCTATTTCAGGTAACTCGAAATCTGCTACAAGTGATTTATCTTGAGGGAAGGTTCTATCGATAATAACCTTATCTGAAAGTCTTGTCATGTATTTATAATTCTATTCTGCTATATTGATCACCCATAGTTGGAGCGACCATCATTACTGATGACCAATTAGTACCATCAGTCTCCTCTATACGGCTATCTCCGAGAGAAGTTTTAAAACTATACTTACTTAGTAAATCTTTTGCTGATGCTAAGAGTACCTTACGATGCTCTGATTCTAATCCTCCTCCTACTTGTACCTGTACAGTGTACATTCTATTAAAGCCATAATATCCAGCGCGATGAACATCATTAAAGCTAAGATTAATAGGAGTTCCGCTTTGACTTGATCTCATTGTTCCCGACCATCCACCTGCTGCACCTACACTTGAATCTGGTTTTGTATAAATCTCTGCTTCTGATTTTAACTTCTCTAAAGCTGTCTTAAATTCTTTTCGAGCTTTAGGGTCTAGTAAAGATCCTCCTTTAAGTTTCTCTAAACCGATCTTCTTATTAAATTCATGAACAGCCTCTTTATGATTTTGAACTTTATCATGCTTTCCAGATGCTGTCTTATCTACAACTCTCTGAACTTCTGATAATCTCATATGTCCAGCATCTCCATGATTATTCACTCTTCCACCATAAGTCTCTTCTACAACAGAGATCTTAGCTAGACCGTTATCGATAGATTCGATTCTTCTCTGATTATAGTAACCAGGCTTAGGGTTTTCGACGTAAAATATATCACCTACCTTAACTGGAGTTGATATAAACTTCTCCCTCTGAAAACCACCTTTCTTCTTAGGAGCTTCAATCTTAGCTTCAGCTTTAGGTTTTTCAGTTACTGTAGCTGCTTGAGCTTTTATATGTTTCTTGTGAAGAACCCAGCCATTTATCGTCTTGATATAGTCACGACCTCCATATGGTCGAACTTCTCCAATTGCAGCCCTTGGTCCTCCTTTTTCTAACTCATAAGCTCCTTCTTGAACATCAAGTAAATGTGAAAGTTGAATATTTGCTTTAAGGAATTCTACAGTATCGATCTTACCTTCATCATAATACTGTTGAATAAGGGATCTTACCATTTTACCTCTACCTTCTGCTTTCTGTATATTATTCATCTTACTCATATGTTCATGCTCTTCTGCTCTCTTATTGTGCCAAAACTCATCTGTCTCTCCATAGTGTGTAGAAACTTTCTTAGCATACTCTTTATGTATTGCTGCAGCCTCTATGTGATCTTGTGAAGAAAGGTGCTTATAAGCAGGATCTCCACCTGTCATTCTAGCGTAGATAGGATGTCCTGATTTGGTATGTCCCATTACATATCCTCCTCTTGAACCTTCCCCCTCTTTAGCTCCAAACTTCCTCATCATAAACCTTACCCTAATACGCCAAACGTAAATCCGACATATTTCATCTTAAGTATCGGCAGCTGTCTCGCCATTTCAGTTTGCCATGCCTTTATTCTTCCACCAAAGGTTGTATTTCCTGAACTATTAGTTGTAGATACTGATTGACTAAGTCCATCTATACCTATCGATTTGTTCGATATTCCTGGCTGTCCGCTAATGATATCTCCAAGTAGCAACAATAGGTTAGAAGCTGCCATGCGGCCTATAAAGTTAAGAATATCTGCCGGTACTGTGCTAAAACCTGTTATGTATGTAATCGTCCAATAATTTGGTACACTTTTAGCACCCCATCTATTACTTAGAGGAACAATTCCTACATAAATACTACTTCCACTAGCGAAGGCTGCTGTTCCTTGTACAGGTACAATACTAACATTCCTGTGATACATATCTTCCTCTCCAATAGGACTTTGCTTTTTAGCTGATAGCCAATTTGCAGGATAATCTATCTGAAGAGTAGTGTTAAGAAATCCTTGTAAACTTATAGGTGTTACTACAGGATAGAATGTAGTGACAGCTCCCCACTTTATCCAGTCATCATAAACGAAATCTCTTTGTTCACTAACGGCATGCTTTGATAACTTAACGCAGAGATAAGTAGTCATCTCTTCTTGTGCTGCATCTATGTAGAACTCGATTGTTTCATCAGGAATAGGATTACCATACTGATCTTCTAACTTGATACCTGTGAAGTAAAGTTGCTTTAGTTCAGAAGCATTAAGGACGAGACCTGTGTTCTTAGTATAGGAGATTGTGAGAGTTAAGCTTCCCATTATTCTTTTTCAAGACGTTCTTTTTCTGACTTATGATGAAACATTTTATCTTTCCATTGACTATGGGCTTCTTTCATATGATTTGACCATTTATTCTCATCAGTGCCGTGATTCTTATAAAAGTCATTTAATAAACTTCCGTGAAAATCTTCACCTTCTTTATGATGATCAATCTGCTTCTTCTTCTTATCAGCTAAGATTTTCTTTTCGTGATCTGGAATAGATTCCTCATGCTCGTCTTTCTCTTTCTTATCTGCTAAGACTGCATGTCCGCTACCAACTTCGCTATGATGCGACATAAGTGCCCTATGATGAATGCTATTTATTGGCGATGATGTGTTGCTATCAGCAAAAGCATGAAATTTATGTTTTTCAGAATGTAGTTGTGCCGCATCCTTATGGTCTTGTGCTGAAAAATCTTTATAATCTTTGTTGTCTCCTCTTTTATCAGCATACACCGGCCTACCACTCTTTGTGTGGCCGATCACGTGACCTCCTTTTGAACCCTCTCCTTTAGAGGCTTTCTCTAGAGAATCTGTTTCTTTGTATTCGATGCCGAGGATGTCGTAGGCTTTTTTGAGATCCTGTTTATCTGAACCTTTCTTTTCTTTCCACATGGCGTTATGATACTTAGCCATCTTACCGTGGTGTGATTGTTTTACATAATTACCTACATTTTTTGCTGTCACTTTATCATGAGCGTCTGCTGCGTCTGAATGGTCTTGCGCTGAGTAGCTTTCTGTACCACCATGTCCTTCATAAATAGGTTTACCAGACTTTGTATGTCCGATAATTTTTCCTCCGCGAGATCCCTCTGCTTTCTCTAGAGAGTCTGTTTCTTTATATTCGATGCCAAGGATGTCGTAGGCTTTTTTGAGGTCGTCTTTGCCTTTGCTTTTTTGAGAATGATCTACAGATAAATCAATGTGGTCTTGCCTTTTATTTTTACCTACATATCTAGCTCCAGACGGTTTCTGAAAATCATGTTTCGAAGATTCTTTTTGATGTATATCGCTTGCATCTTTATGATCTTCTTTAGAAAAATCAGAATATTCATGAGCAGACTTATTGGCATAGATAGGCTTTCCTGATCTTGTGTGTCCAATAATCTTTCCCCCTTTACTCCCCTCTCCACCTTTCACCAATTCTTCCAACTGCTCAACTGCCTTAGCATGAAGCTCCTCACTGATAATCCCCTTCTCAAGCTTATTGTTCAACTGTACTCTAATGAGCTGTGCTGAGATTGTACCTTCATCTCCGCCTCCATAGGCTTTCTCGATGATTGATCCCTTATATAGATCTGCTGTGATTATTTTCTGAGTTTCGAATGGATGTTGATTTACGTTGATCATGATTTTTAGCTAGAATTAATGTAATAAAAATACTAAAAATTCACCTATATATAAAACAAAAAAAAGCAACCTACGGACCGCTTTAAAGTCTTTCGGCTGCTTTTAGCCTTAACACAAACAAATATTTTACTTCAATAATTTCTTCAATAATTCCTTCTTAATCTTTCCATCAGTCATACCCATTAATGCTGCTGGCGCTATTCCAGATTCTTTAGCTAGATTGATTAGATCTTCACTTGAAAGAGTATCTAGTTCAGCTTTGGTTTTTTCATACTCCTCATTAGCAACCTGAACCTTACCTTTAGGTTTCTTACTTCCTTCAGGTACCTCTTCAAAGAAACCGAAAGATGCTTCTGTTGCTGCAATGAATGATTCTGCTACCTCTTCATCAACCTCTATGTTACCTGCATCTGTAAAGGTAGCTTCTCCTATTACAGGTAGAATAACAGTTTGACCTGCATACTCTAAAGGTTTTACTTTAGAGGGTGTTAAAATTGTCTTCATATGTTTGTTTTAAATTTTTCCTAAAGATAGATTATCTAAATTGAATAACCAAAAAAAAGACGACATTTCTGTCGTCTCTCTTCTTACAAAACCAAATCTACTACGCTGCGATGAATGGACCTACGTTCAAATATCTCACCATTTTCTTTGGTGTATATAGTACTGGCGTTCCCCACAAGTAAGCGATGAAACGATTACTTGGTGCCAATACTGACAAATCAAGTTTACTAATCGGAGCTAATTGTTTGAAGCTCACTACTTCTTCAGTCATTTCAGTTGCGAAAGCTTCTTCAGTGTCTGGTAAGAACCTGTTACGGTCACGAACTACACCCGCTGAGCCTCCGTCGAAACCAGCTGTTCTTTGAGCAGCAGTTACTTTGAAGATTGGATAAAACTTAACAGCGCCTGTTGTTGCATTAGTTGCTGCTGTTACCTTAGAACGATAAATTACGAAACCAGTAGCTGCAAAAGAACCACCCGCGCCTGCTGTGAAAGTCAAGTTAACTGATTCACCAGCTGTCAACGTGATCTTCGTAGTGTTGTTAAACACCGTAATCGCAGATTCACCATATTGATTAACAGCTGCTACTCCGTAGAATACTGTACCTAATGCTCCCGTATGAACTTCACCTGCCTTAAAGCGTGATTGAGCATCTGCACCTGTTAATGCTTGTGCTGATACTGATGGAGCTGCCGGCGCCTTTGGACTAGTTGCGATTTCACTCAACAATCTAGCTGGCGTCTTCTTCATGAACTTATCTTGATTGATAGCTACCTGACCGAATTGAGTATCGATTGCCTTAGGAACTGTACCGATAGTACCAGTTGCGCTAGACATGCCAGTGATAATTCTCTGACGATCGAAATAATCCTTATACAATCCTGACATTACTGATGGAGGACCGAACAAAGTGTCAACGTTACCGAAATTCGCATCTACGTTAACTGCGCCATCTTCAAGATCGCTTTGTGTAATAGAAGCACCACGTAAGTCGATTACTGTTGTGCTATCCTGATAAGCATCAAGTGACAAATACAAAGCATCTGCTCCTGAACCTATCAAACCGTGCTGTGCATATAAACCATTGAATTCAGCTGCAATCATTCCTGAATCAGCTTTAGTAAGTGCTGAACTTACTTTGCGAACAATCCACATTGTCTTGTTCTCAACTTCCTTACGCATAGCGTCTACATAAGAACGTACCATCTGTGCTTGTAAAGTTACTTCACCAGTTACCTGGATATACTTTACAAGTTCAGCCTTACGTCTGTATTGAGAATCTTCTACATCTGAAAGTTCACCTTCAGTATAGAAACCACCGCGATCAGCACCATAGCTCTCCAATTGAATGTATTCTTCAACTGTGTTGTAAGCTACCAACTTAGGAATTGCATTCCAAAGCTTTACATCTTTCATGCGGAATTCAAGTAACTTCAAAGTTTTCTCCAAGGATTCAACCTTAAGAGGTTCTTGAGTTAATGACTGATCTGCAGTATCGCGACCTGTGATTTGTCCAGCTTGCATCGCCTTTAACAACTCACTAACTTCTTGTTGTCCTCCGAACAATCCAGAGAAGTCGGATTCTTGATAGTCGGTCAATTGAACGTTTTCCATAATTTATACTTCGCTTTTTAAATTTTTATTTTACTACTTGAATTTTGAAATCCTTTAACAACCTTTGTTGTATAGCTGGAGTTACTTGACGTAACTCAACACACTGTGCTGCCTTTGCCAATTCTTCATCTAGTTTACCGCCAGATGTTGCTGCATTAAATAATTCGTCTGCTATTTCTGCACGATGTTTGTTATTGCTAATTGACAATACCTTAACATCTGCGCCTTTGGTAATTTCCTCTTTCTTCTCAAACTTCTCAACGAAACCTTGAGTTGTTACTGACTTACGCTCCAATGGAGTCTTTGCAATCATTCCAAGCTTACTTGCCAATGCTTTGCTAAACTCGTTAATCGAAGTTACTGCTTTAGTAAGTTCTTCGATCTTCTGATCCTTTGATTGAATCAATGTTGCCATTGCTTCGATCTTATCATTGAAGCCTTTAGATATTTCTGAAATCTCAGCTTTTACTAAAGTTACGTCTGATGCTACTACTCCCTCTACCTTTGGATTTTTTAATTGCTCAAGTTTTAATTGCGCTGCAATCAATTCTTCTTCTGCCTTGATCAATTCCTCTATCTTTACATCAGCTGTAGTAGTTACTACCTCAGCCTTTTCAATCAAACCTAAAGCCTCCAATGCTTTCTGTAGAGACTCTTGTGATACATTTGTAACGTCCATGTAAATTAGTTATATCTATTGATTTTAAAAATACTTATTTCTTCCATACGGATTTAACCTGTGCGAAAATTTTACTACTTTTGGCTGTTCTAAAAATTCCAAGTTTCTAGTGCCTTCTTTAGCTCTTCACTATTATATACGTTCCTCATCTTGCGAAAAATATTCTCGCTCTTCTTAATCTCATCTACAGGTAAAATATTATTTGAATATTCTATACCTGTCAATTTTCTAGGAGCAGAACTCTGTTGAGGTACCTTCTGATCTCTAGTAAGATGAATTGCATAACTTGCAATATCATAATCACTATATCCTCTCTGAGATAATGCTACATGAAATTCTTTAGATACACTTACACTAGGTATCATCTTCTTAAGATATTTAGCGTGAACGTGTCTATTAACACCAGTCATTATCTCATATCTATTATGGTCATTAACTGCAACAACAGGTTCTGTATGTTTCTTCCAAGATAGATCTGATCTAACTTTCGAAGGATCGTATTCTCTACGAGCAGTCTCAGAAATATGAGTTTCCCAAGGTGAAATTAATTCTACTTTAACATGCCTATCTGAATCGAGATGAAGGTTGCGTAATAATCTATCTGTATCTTCAACTGACTTCTTTCCTTCAATACTAAATGACTCACCTACAGTCTTCTCACTAACCCTTCCATCACTAATAGTCTTATTAGCTCTAGCTAATGAAGATGAATCTCCAGTATCAAGCCAATGATCTATCTCTGATTTATTATTATGATATATACTATAGTGTTCTGCAAAAGCTTCTTCAGGAGATTTATGGGCATATTCTGTTAGTAATGGTATTTGCGAATTAGAACCTTCTCTTCGAATAGATTTTTCAGTTCCTGTAGCTGTCATTCCTCTCCTTAGCTCCTCTTGCTCATATGACCATCCGCAAGCTACTACAAACTCCTTATATTTAAGATTACCTTCTCTACCAAACTTATAAGAAACGGCATGACCTACTTCGTGAGCTAGAACTGATTGAAATTCGTTAAGTCTATTTATCCTCCCCCAAGGACTTGTACTTCCTTCAACAAGATTCTTAGATAAATTTATCTGACGAGATCCTGGATTATACCAAGCGTAACCTCCATGATCTCCTCCATTATAATTCTCTTGAGTTACCTGCTTTAAAGCGTTGTTACTTAGAAAATGTCCAGCTGGAGTATTTAGCATCATAAACTCAATCTGCTGAATAGCTGGTAACATTTTAGGTTCCCATTCTCCAGAGAGTTGCTTATTGTACTTAACTTCAAATCTGAGACTTATCAGTTCTTGAAAAGGATAATCGTTAATATCCTTTGTTTTTTCAAGTTTAGCTAACACTTTAGAGTAGAATGTTTCAGGTGCTTCATCTAGAGCAACTCCAAAAGCTGACTCTTGCTCTTCAGCTTCATCCTGCCTTATTCTCTCTTTATACTTACTGATATACTCACTATACTTATCTTCAATCCAAAACTTAAATGATTCCTTAACTCCCCAGTTATCGCTAAAAGCCTCATTGATAGCTGCAATAGCTTCATCTCTCTGCTTTCTCTTAATACCGATTCGAGCATAATCTTTTGGAAGAGATTCTCCTATCTTTACAGCTCCATCATAAATTGATTTCTGCTCTCCTTCGAAATTTAAACCTTGAATTAGTTGCCTATTAGTCCTCTTAACTATAGCACCTAATTCATTAGCTTCTTCTACTGTAAAGAATCCTCTAAATTGGCTACCTTCGCCGCCGTGTTCATGTCCAGAGTCAGCATTTACTTTAAAGTTAGCTCTCGTCTTAGCTCGAATTTCGATCTTCTCCTCTTGAGTAAGTTTATCATCGTTATAAGATCCACCTTTAGCATCGTTAGCATCTATAAGAGCTTGATTGATGGCTTCAGCGACATCTAACTTAGGTTTCATGAATCGTCTACTGAACTCATTACGGAATGAGTATCTTCCAGCACCAGCAAAGCCTTCGTATTTTTTAAAATCATCTGGAGAGTATTTTCCAAACTCTTCTCCAGGTTGTTTCATAAACTCACCTATCTCATGGTCAAGAAATTTCTCTCCATTTATCGGTAGCTTATAGAACCTCATAGAGTTAGCGATACTATCAAGCTCCTTACCTATATCCTCCAACATCTTAGAGGTTGATAAAGGAATCCATCCGTTATGAAATACATTTCCGTCGTGAGCTTTTATAAACTCGCCAGCCTCCCAGCTACGGATCGTACCGACAGGCATTCTCTTAGCCATAACCTATCTCTTTACTTCTGCTATAGTAGCTTCTCGTCTTTTACCTAACTCATCAATGATGTCGTTAGCTAACATTCCTCCGAAATTATCACCACAAAGGAGGGTGTCAAGTATTCTTTCAAGTTCCTCTGAACTCTTACTAGCGAAGTAATTCTGCTTTCCTGGATTTTCCATTTTTATTAAACTAAGTTCATTCTAATTAACGCCTCATTCTCAAACTGACCCTTATTATTCTCCTTTGTCAAGCGATTATGAATCTGAGCTACTTGAGCAAAAGTTCTACCGTTGATCTGACCTAGATCGAGTGAGTTTTTATGTCTCTTAAAGAAATCATAAGCCGCTGTTCTTGACTCTTGAGAAATTTCAACAGGTACATCATTCTTCCCTCTTATCTTGATACTACCTTTGATATCATTAAGTTTATCCATTGTCTCATCCTTAGTCATAGTTAAGTCAATAGCTCCGCATCGAGAAGAAATAAGTGGTTGAGGAAAATCTTCTCTCTGTAAGTTTGAAATAAATACTACTTGACCTGTAAATCTGATTTGCTTAGGTAGCGGATTACCATCTGCATCCTTACTAGCATTACCATATCTCACACTTCCATCCCCTGAAGTATCAAGCATTCCTTTTAGAATGTTTTGAGCTGGATTATCATCACCTCTCCACATAGAATCGCAGTCATCAAATATAATAAGCTTATCCTTGTTCTCAACAATGATCTGCCACATATCACGAAGACCTGTACTTCCCTTTATAACTACAGCATCATATTGATCACGAGTTGGATTAATTTCAGGATCGAATTTTCTAACCTGAAGTTGTTCCATAACAGTATCTAAGGTATAAGTCTTACCTAAACCTCCAGTTCCATATGCAATTAATGATTTTGGATAGCCGTCAATAATAACTCCCTTCAAAGTACTTTCATAACTATTCCAGAAATCCTTATATGTTAATCCACTCTCCTCTCTCTTCTTTGCTCTTCTATCATCAAGAATTCTCTTAAGCTTCTTTGAGCTTAATTCACTTAAGTCTTGTTCAGCAGCTGGAGTAGATGATCCAGCTTCACCATCACCTTCGATCACTTCAGCTCCTGTATTTACTGGAGTACTAGCTCGCTCACCAGTAATACCAAGATTCTTTAATTCTGAGTATACTATAGCTGCTGAATTGTCTACTAGAAGTGATAAGACTTTCTTGTCATAAATACCTAATCCAATAAGATCTCTTACTTTAGCTACCTTTCCTAAAGATTCACTGTGTATGATTTGACTTACTTGAGAAGCCATCTTATCATCTGAAACGTCTGCTACGTTAGCGCTTTGTTTTTCATGACCTGCAACGCTCATTCCTGTCTTAGGATCAACCCAACGTGTAGCCATGAAAGTTCCATGCGGCCCTTTTACTTGTACCTGCTTCTGAACTAACCTGGACATATCAATAGCCTTTGTTAATTCCCACACTCTCTTGGCTGATTCTGAATCAAGATTGTGTTCTTCTAAAAGAGTAGTTAACACTTCAGCTTTAGAGATACTCTTCGAATCTCCTACCTTATCCTTATCATAAGCTATCTTTCCGTGAGCTATAGCTTGATCCTTATGTCCTCTTAAAGAATGATGAAGATTAGATGCATCGCGATGATCTTGAGCTGAAAAGTTTTTATGGCTATCGTGAAAAGGATTGTCATGAATTTCCTTACCAGACTTAGTCTCTCCAATTATACCAGCCTTTTCTTTACCAGCCTTCCTATGCTCATCTGCCATTTTCTTATGATGAGCTGATTGAAATGCGTGTTGCGTTGCTTCACCATCTTTATGAGCCTTCTTCTCACCATCTCTAGCTACGATATCCTTACCTTCTTTCAAATGGCGATCTGACTCCGCTTGATGTAAGGCGGCAGCATCTTCGTGATCTTCTTTAGAAAAATTCTTTCTAGTCTGCTTCACTTTCTTCTCACCGCCATCGTCAAATTTACCAGCAATCCATGTTTGCGCACCTATATGAAGTGAATCAGCATAAATAGCTTTTCCAGACTTAGTATGTCCAATTATTTTTCCACCTTTACTACCCTCACCACCTTTTTCAATAGCCTCTGCTAATTGTACCACTCTTTCAGCTGAAGCTTTATCAAGCTCAAATTCTTCAACTAGATAGTTTTCTATCTCTGACTTATTTAATTCGGTAACATCCTTTATCATGGCTTTCTTTTTCTTCTTACCTTTTGAACCTTCCATAGATTCCTCTTTTAATGGAGCTTGCGTTAAGCTTTGATTAGTAGTCTCAGTACCTGTAACTGATCCTGCTTCCATAGCCTTCTTAAATTCAACTTGCACTTCATGCTGCTTTGAATCGAACTTACCTTTACCCCAATCTTTAGCATTACTATTAAATTGCTTAATTGCATGTTTCACTGCTTCATCTTCCGATCCTTCGAATTCCTCTCCATGACCTGCAGTTGAATATAAATTGTGACCCGTCTTCTTATCCTTTATGGCATAATGAATACGCTTAAATGAATCATATTCTTCTAAGTGATTATCGGCGAGAAGGCTGTGTTTCTCTTCCGCATCTGAATGATAGGCTTTTTGATCCTTACTAGTAAGACCTAATTTATGATGCTGTATAGATTTTTGTACATGCAATTCATGAGCATGCTTATGATCTTGCTTCGTAAAGCCTTTATAGCTTCCAGCAGACTTATCTGCGTAAATAGGTTTACCGGATTTAGTATGTCCGATTATTACACCTCCGCGACTACCTTCACCTTTCTTACCAATTGCTTCACCAAATTTACCTAGCTGCTTCTTAGTAAACATCTTACCCTCTCTCGGATCAGCTTTCTCGAATTCACTTTCTTCACCTTTATGTAAAGTAAGATTACTATCTACTGTCCAACGTACACCATGTTCATCTGTAACGTCAATTAGAAGATCTTCTTTAGTTTCAAATTGAAGTTCATCAATACCACCTTTCATTAGCTCCATAGAAGTCCCCGGGCAGATAGGTGCTGGAGTTAAAGCTATGTTTGTTAATCGAGCCTTAAGAATTCTATTCTTATTCTTCGGATCAACCATAGTTGGAATACCTTCAATAGACATTCCTATTCTACGATTAGGTGAATCAGTTTGAAGCACTTCTGCTAAGTCGTAGATATCTCTAGCAACTTGAGATGACTTATATAGTGTACCTTCTACATATAGTTCACCTGACTTTGTAACTTCAGCTCTAGTAGGTTCTCCTACAATTGCTGTAGGCTTATCCTTCCAACGATGATGCCAGTTAAAAGTTCCAGACTTTATGAAGTCATTTAAATCAAATCCTCTCGGATCTAACCATTGACCTTGTTTATCATACCCTTCATTAGGATTTGAGGCAATGCCTTTAAACTTCATATTAGCATAACGATCCTCTCCGTCGTTACTCTTCTCTATTTCTAGAGGTATGAATATTGAAAACTTCTCTTCTTTCATCATCTTTATTTAATTATCATCGTGGAGTTTGAATCCATATTTTTGAGCTAACTGATCTATAACTTCAGAAGGTACAGCTGATGCTGTTAGTGAAACAGTACCTCTATCTGTCATATTAATAAAATAATTACCCTTAGGTGTCATTTCTATTGATTCTATTTTATCAACTGAATATCCGCTAACGTGTGTCTTTAGTAGATTATTTAGTCTTTTTTCAAATGGAGCTAACCTCTTTTCAGTTTGATCTTTATCAGAACTTGCCCTTCTTTCTAACTCCCTCTTAGCAGCATCATTATGAGGATGATCTTCTTTTTCTGCTACTTTTTTAAGTTGATCTGTAGAGGTATTCTCTAAGTGCTCTTTTATATGTTTAGTTGAATGTTTCTTCTCACCACCTTCCTTTAGCCTTTTTACAGAATCTTCTACAGTTCCAGTACTACCCTTCTCTGCAGCGCCTCTTTTAGCTCCCCACTCCTTATCTAACTTCTCTTGAGCTCTTTGCCCTAAGTGCTTTGCTAGTACAGCTTGATGAAGAGAACCTGCTGATGCTTTCTTATGATTCTCTATTAAATCCTTATCAGATAAGCCTTTAGCATGTTTTTCATAATGACTTTTTGCCTTATCAATTAACTGAACTTTTTCTCTAGCACTTTTAGTCTTTAAAGCATCTCCAAAAGCTTTATGTCCAGATTGAAGACTTGCATCACTACTGTTATCAACTCCAGCTTTACCTTCAGTTACCCATTGCTTACCAACCTTCTTATACGTCTTTCCTCCCCAAACTCTCTCCTCACCCTCTGCTGCTGCGCGTCCTTTAATTAGCTCCTCCTCGTTGTTATAGTAGAAAGGATTATCGATATCGAATGCTTTTTCTAGTTCGCTAATATTTCCTTCTATATTCTTATTATTCTCCCTACTCTTTCTATTTCTTTCGCTGGCATGGTGTGCTATGTCGAGATTGAGATTACTGCTCCTCAATCCGCGATCACTCTTTAAATTATTTTTACCATAATTCTCCAATATCTGAACAGCTTCAGCATGATCATTTGAACTAAAATCTTTATGAACATTATCTTTGCCATATCTATTTTCACCAAGTTTATGATGAATGAGGTAAATAGGCTTACCACTAGATGTGTGCCCTATTACTTTCCCACCTCTCGAACCTTCAGCTTTCTCCAACTCTTCATCCTCTACGCCTTTCTTCAAAATATCGTGAATATCTTCAACCTTACGACTAGAAGTTTCCATCGCAACCAAGTGATCTTTCAAGTCAAAGATCAAATCAGCCTCGATCCATTCTTCTTGTGACATCCAAGCTGCATTAATACTCTCTCCGTCTAGTAACATAGTGTCACCTTCTACTCCAGGTGCCTCTAGATAGAACGCCCACTTGCCATCATCACATTTTGCTTTACCTATTGTATAAACGTAACTAGCATCTAGATTAGCTTCTTCCTTTAATTCTCTTACTGCTGCTTGCTCTATGGTTTCTCCTTCATCTATATGGCCTCCAGGAAGACAGAATTGATTTGGAGCTATTGTCTTAGTGCTTGCTCTTTTTAGGAATAATATCTTTGCTACACTCTTATCTCCTTCTTTGAAGCTTCTTCTTACTATTACGTTTGCGTAGTGACCTTCTACTGGAGAGTCGTAAATTATGTCTCCTTTGCCTGCAAGTTCTATTGCGATAGGTTCGTGAGATTTTTTAATTTCTTCGTTATTGTGATCTTTTTTAGGAACATCTTTCTCACTTATCTCCTGATGATACTTATGATTGTCTGGGTCCTCATGACCACCAAAATGAGGATCTCTGTAATACTTACCAGTAATAGTATCTTTGTGATATGAAATTTGATTGGTTCCCTTACCCCTTACTCCAATAAGCTTTCTTCTTCCAGATCCATGATTGTCAATTTTCTTTTCAGCTTCGTTTCTATGCTCCTTAGCTAATCCTTCGTAATAATCAGCATCTTTTTTGTGCTGAGAAAAAGCCTTTCTACCTTCTTTAATCCACTTTGAATGAGAATCGCCTGCCTTTTTAGCCAACATCTCTCTAGCTTCCTGATGATCGGAGGATGTAAATTCTTTATGCTTTATATTAAAAGCATTGTGTGCGTAAATAGGTTTCCCACTTTTCGTGTGTCCAATTACTTTGCCACCCTTACTACCTTCTCCGCCTTTTTCTAAATCCTTTTGAGCAGACAGGTCTACATTCTTTTTGCTATCAGCATATCTTTTCTCCCAATTAGCTACTCTCTCCTTCTCAGCAGTCTCAGCATCTATTTTGTCTTGAGCTTCTTTAGCTGATTCCTTATCTCTTAATTCCCTAATCTTATCTGTGTGATGTTGAATTTTCTTATCAACAGCATTTAATTTACCTCCATATTCATCAGCTACTCTACCACCTTCGGCTTCTATATCAGGATCGTTTTCTTGGTCTCTTAAGATTTGATTACGTTGACTCTTATATTCAGCTATCTTTCTTCTATGATGATCATAGTGACCTGAGCCAATACCACCCTTCTCTATCTCTTCGAGAGCCAATGTAATTGCTCTAGCTTGAGTAAGAACTTCCTCGCCCTTTATTAATCCAGTCGCTTTCCAGGTTGAAAGTGTGTCGCTGATTATTCCTTGATCTAAGTCATCTAATTGAGTTACAATCTCTACTGCTTTAGCAATAATATCTTGCTCAATCGCTACTCTTCCTTTTTCTAATTCCTTCTTTTGATCAATTAGGCCTTTAACTACCTCTAGATGGTTGTCAGTGATACGTTCTAATCTATTTACTAAGAAACCTTTATTCTCTGCACCCTCCTTAACCCCTTTCTCAATTAACTTATCGCAAGCTGAAATTTTCAAACTTAACTTCTGATCAATCTCACTAAACTCAGATTCTGCTTTAGCTATCTGCTCATTTACCTCTGCTATCTCTAATAGTAGAGTGTCAAGTTCATCTACCGGAGTGTGACTGATTTCAGTACTAACTCCAAATAACGATCTTACCTTGTTTAAAAGATTCATTCAGATTATTTTATGTTTCTTAACTATTATTCCTCTGACCACTCTACTTCAATCGATACAGTTGTCGCTGAACCTGGTGCTACAGGAAAGGCTAATGCGAATCCTTGAGTAGCAGAATGTAGTGTTGGTTGACCTCTATCTTTATCAGCATCTCCTGTAAAATCCCAAGTAGCTTCAACAGTATAGCCTGCCGCTACCGCTGTCGCTGCTTGACCTAAGACTCTCTTCTCTCCTAACGATCCTTCAACAGTTGGAGCTGATGGTGCTACAGTATAGATCTTCAATGCTGAAAGTGTTGATGGTATGCCTTCAAATGCTATCTTAGCAGGATCAGAAGATGTTCCTCCAGTTATTGGTGTAAGATATTTCTGTAAAGCTATCCTTACATAAGCTACTGCAGTTAAAGAAACGCCAGAAATTGCTAGCTTTCGCAGCTTTACCACTTTAGTTTCAGAACCTTGCAATACAAAAAAGGGCGCCGTTCCGTTAGCAGCTACAACGTTAGCTCCCGCACCGTAGATTAACTTACCTTTATTTAAACTTTCCATGCTCTAAAAATACTAAAATTTAAGAGTGTTCTTTCTCCCATCTGCTTGGTGTCGGATATAATTCTTCGAGACCTTGCTTTAACCCTTCACTTATCCCTTTATTTCCAATCGACCAAACTTTCCTATCCTTGATTGCATTAAAGAGTTGCTCTTTCGTATCAATAGGGTAATTAATCTTACAATCAGGTTCTCTAACACCCTCTATTCCTAATGAATTTCCATATAATGATTTAACTACAAATCCAAAGCGGTTAGTCCAATCATATCTTCCCATTACCTCTGGAAACTTATACTTATCATAAATAATTGGAGTGTGAGTGTCGAAGTTTAATGTCGTCAGACCTAATCCTTGCAGTAGTTGTGCTGTTAAAATCACCGACCTAGTATATAAGTTCTGCGGTATCCTTTGTATAACAGAAACTAAATCTCCTTTGTAATAGAAAGGAAATGCGGCAGCATCATAGTTGTGAGCTAGAAAGTGATCGTCATTAAAGAATAGAAATTGATCACTAATGTTTGTTGAGCAGACGTGAAGAATCTTACTATAAATGTTAGTCTCCTTACATCGATTAGTATCTTCATAAGGTATATGAATTACCTTGTCGTTAAGAAAGTTAGGTTTTTCTCCTACTATATAGATGTCACGAAAATTAGATAAGTGTTTCTCAATGGAGCGTAATGAATATTTTAACTCATTATCTTCCCATACAGTTCCTTTACCTAAAGGATACATTACATCTATCATAGAGACAAAAATAGATAAAAAAAGCCATATCAGGAATATGGCTTTGATTTATAATTAACTTCTGATTACCAGCTTTCTGTATCAGAGTCGTTAGTCGCTGTTACTATTGTTACCGCATCTGAACCGTTAGCGTTCTGAGAAATCAAATTCAAAGATAGAAGTGATGCTACAGCGATAAGTTCTTGACGAGAAGTCTCTCTCTTACCGAAAGCTAACAATGCTGCTTTTTTCTGATCAGACCAAACTACATTATTCAATCCTGTAACTTGAAGAACAGTAAAAAATTCAGAATCACGATTCAAAGCATCTGTTCTAAACGTTACGTTATTTGCTGGAATGGATTCGCCTAAATCTGCAAAAATGAAATCTCTCATTGATCTATGTATTTACTTAGATTTTAAAAATACTAAATTTTAACTCATACTTTTAATTCTTTCGAGAAAAAGACATGGTTAGGATATTTTGTTCTCCATCTGTTGATTTTCGAACAATATCTTCATGTGTAGATTTAGCTTTTAAGCTCCATCCATACTTCTCCATCGTGCTTGTCAACGAGTTCTCATTAAAATGATGAACGTGTTCGTTAGGTTTCCTATGTCTATATTCTTCATCAAACCACTTCTTACCTTTAGTAAAGAAATGGCAGAACGGTAATGATATTACAACAGTTTCACATCTAAGGCGTTGAACAAAACTTAAGTCATGAATGTGCTCTAGTACATCCCAAAAAGAAATCACATCAACCTCTACATATGGATTATTAACTAAAGTACAACCTTCTACCTCAACGCCAGTTATATCATAACCATAAACATTTGGAATCTTTTTACTCGCGAACTTCATGAATGCTCCATTACCATAACCCCAATCTAATATCGTTGAAGGTAACTTACCATGAGACCCTATCATGAAGCCTAATCTAAGGGCTTGTAGAAGATCAGATTGAATTCTATACTCAGGCTTGTCATAAGTAGCACTGTAGCGCTCATCATATTTATAAGGTTCACAGTCTATTTGACTAATGACATTCTCTTCATTAACTCTATATCGAATTCCATGAGATTCGAATGTTAGATTTTGTGCTTTCATTTCTGGTTCGATTTTCATAATAATAAATGTTCGTTTGGCGTATACATTACGCAATTAGTTTTTGGTACATTACGATCTAGATAGTATTCTTTTCCTAATCCTTGAGCTATCGTTAGTGAGACGCTTTGATTACAATATAGAGCTTTACATTTTTTAATTAACTGAGCCATGTGTAAAATATCTCTAGTAGGGTAGTACATAATATCAGAACCTGTCTCTTTACAGAAAGCAAGATATTCATCTTCAAATCCAATAAAGATAGGATTACAAGGAACGCTTTCGAGAACCTTAACCCAATCAACTGTACTAAATCTTCTCCAACGAGAGGTTCTATGTATTAGATAATAGTTTCCGTGCAGCTCGCCTTCCCCTTCAACCTTTAACCAAGGACTTCTCCAATCATCATCTGATAAACCGAATTCATTTAGGTACGATATAATAATATGATTAGAACCTCGCTTAGGTTGCCTTCTTGAATTATCTAAGTTGTAATCGAATTTAATTGTCGGATCGAATATGTACGGTGGATAGGCTCCAGATGTCGGTATTGCTTCAATTCCATTACACTCTAATAATGCCTTTACTGTAGTGTATAGATTTCCATAGGGAGGGAAGTAATACGATTCTTTTACATACAGCTTAGTGATACCTAACTTATGCATAATCGGTATTGCATAGACTATATCACCTAAACCGCCTGATGTCGCTCCTACCATTTTTCTGCTACGCAAATTCCATTAATCACAGGATTGGCAATTAAGCTCTGCCTCTTTAATCCCATCTTATCTAACGCTTCTAAAATATCTGCCTTAGTATATCCCACTCGATCATGATAAAAGATATGCCAATCATCAATAATAACTTTATGTTCTATACATAAAGGATGACGAGCAATCTGCTTTAATTCTTGAAGTAAAGGGAAGGGAGATGGACCTGGATCTGTTCCTTCTAGCATCTGCCAGTGGCTATCTAGAAAGAATGTAATCGGCTCCTTAATATCTTTAATCACATCCCAAAGCATAACTGAACTATCACCTTGATGTAATTGAAATCTTCTACGATTATCTTTAAAGCGATCGTTACAAAAACCAATTGACCAAGGATCGTTATCAATACCTATTATAGTATCAAAGCCCGCCTCTAATGCGTATTGAAGACTATCTCCTCTAAACATTCCTGTCTCAACATATACATTAGTTGATTTGGTGTCCTTTAGATAAGTTGAGGGAGCATAGTCTGGTCCTGGAGGTAAACTCATAATTTGTCAAATAATTTATATTCATCTTTAACCCAAGAAAATATTTCTTCAGGCGTGCAAAATTGTACTTCCTTAAAATTACCTCCTTCAGTTCTCTTTGGATCGCACCACTTCGTCATCATTGATTGTAGATGTGGAGGGTAAAACATAACTGAATCTTTTCTTCCCACTAAAGTCTCTGATAGAATAGCTAAGCCTGATGGGAAATAGAAAGCGTAATCTAACCTCTTCATTATCTCAATTACATAACCTAGAGGTTGACTAACAGTATTCATATATGAAATACCGGCCTGCTGTAATCTTGAGATTAACGGTGTTGCTAGATCTAAATCCCATTCGGCTCCAATTATGCAGAAAGTTGTTTTCGGATTTATCTTGTGTATCATAGATATCAACTCAAACCACTCCCTCTCTTGCCAGAAATTCCAAGCTCTAGTTGTACTATAGCTACTACCATATATTCCAATAAAAGAAGTATCTCCGTAACTATCAAAACTGGCCTTAACAGAATCAGCATAGCTTAATGAATCCCATTCTACTTGATAGGATGTTTCCAGATCTGGTAAGAAATTCTCTAATCTCTGACCTTGCTCTAACCATTCATTGGCTGATAGAAAGAATGTTCTATCTTTTATGTTCTGCCACATAGAAGATCTTTTCTGAATATTCTCTTTAGCCACTATACCATAACCAATTCTACGATTAGAAGAATACTGACATGAGGCTGATACTTGAGGTAGTAGATCGAAGATTTGTTTACCTCTGCGAGGTTGACCTCCTGGTAACATAAAATTAAACTTCTCAGGCTGATTGATTAGTTTCTGTAGTAACCAAATGTTATCACCTATGCCTGGAGGAACTATGATTTGTCTCAACATAAAGTTTTAAAAATACTATACAAAATACAATTCAGATTTTATCATCACTTCAGCTAAGCGTTTACGATACCAGCGTAGATGGCGGCGACCATATCTATGTATCTTAGAGGCTGATTCTCCATTAGCTCTTGTAATAAGTCTATCAGCTATACGTAAACGTAATATCATGCTATCTTCTATAGATGGCGACCAATCATTACACAACTCCTTCGGAAAGCTATCGAGATCAAGTTTAGTTCCCGGTTCAAACCCTCTCCTTCTCATCTCCTCATTAACAGACTCTAGTCTACGTTTAAGATAGATTAGTTTATTCTTAAAGAAATTAATATATCCTTTTCCCATTACAAGCCTCTCCGGGATCGGAGATTTAACTTCATAACCGTTTCTACGTAGACCTCCGGTTATTACAGTTATCTCTACAGACTCAGCTATTAGATGCTGATCACTTAAGAGTTTTGGATCTATTCCTACATTTACTCTAGCCATTTTCTTTACCCCATTTAGCATCATACCAAAACACCCTCTTATTCCTATCTTCAAAAGATAAGCTCGTATCTTTCTTATAATACTTCAAGTAAGGTTCTACTCCATTATAATTCAAGCCTTTTTCTTTCTTATAAATATAGCTATTTAATGGAATAGTTCTACACAACTCTAATACTTCTGGATTCTTCTGTATATATTCTCTAGCAGAAACGAATGGATTACTATCGATTCTACCTAAGATTTCAGCGCGTAAGTAATTACCTATACCATTACAATAAGATTGATCCATTAGTAATTCATAGATAGGTTTATTAAACGCAGACTTACTAAGATTATCTTTTATATGCTTAACGAATAGATCATTCTCAATAGTTGGATCTGGACTTCTATTTGAACTCCAATCGCCAAACCTCCAACCTCCAAACTTACGTTTATCAGTAAAGCATAAAACGAATTCGTCATCTGTAAAAAGTTTAAGATGAGTATACTTAGGCTCTTCACCTTTCTTAGTAAACTCAAAACCTCCAGTCATTCCGAATCCGAAAACTAAAGAGTTTACAATAACATCATTCTTTATGATATTCATCTTAAACTCTTTCCCTCTACTCTGCGTACGAATACTAAAATCACTCAACGGTACTTCTACCGATTTATGTTTTGGATTATTCCAAGTAGAGATGAATCTCTTACCTTCTGTATGTTCATTAACATAATCAGAACTCAATCTTAATTCGGCTAATTCAGGCATAGTGTGTTTTTCTTTAAATATAGAAAGAACTTTTGCAAAAAAAAACTAAACCTTTAAGTTTAGTTTTAGCGGAAGATGAGGGATTCGAACCCCCAAATCAGATCGCTCCGATATGCTAGTTTTCAAGACTAGTGCCTTGCTCTGTTAGGCTAACCTTCCTTATTGCGGATGAGGTGAGGTTCGAACTCACGTTCCATTTTACTGGGCTAACGGTTTAGCAAACCGTCCTCTTTTTTCTAAAACCTACGCGTATTCCAACGTCCGCCACTGAAGCATTTTGTATCCCTAGAACGATTCGAACGCTCATCTCCTGATCCGTAGTCAAGAATCCTATCCTTTGGACGATAGGGACATTTAGGTGTCTGATGGAACTCGAATCCACATATACAAGAGTCACAATCTTGCGCTTTAACCAGTTAAGCTACAGACACAGTTACCGAGAAGAGAATCGAACTCTTGTCTTATCAGAGTCAAAGTCTGACGCGTTAACCAGCACACGCTACTCGGCAATATGTGGAAGTAGAAGGACTCGAACCTCCAATGCTCCGAAGAGAACCTGATCTACAGTCAGGCGCATTACCAATTGATGCTATACTTCCAAATTGAAAAAGACTTTTTTACTCACGGAAGTCTTCTTCACTAAACCGGCGCGTCGAGTAGACAGGCCTCGAACCTGCAATCTCCGTCTTCCAAGGACGGCACGTAACCAATTTTGTCACTACTCGATAATAAACAAACATAAAAAAAGCCTTAAACTTTCATCTAAGGCTTTCTAAACACACACTACACACAAACCCTTATCTCTGTATCATGTATTCATAGCCTCAGCTCCCAACAACGAGAGTTGCTGTAGCGGTCGATAACTATGTAATGATAATCTTTTCACTTTTTTCTTTTTTTAAATATACTAAACTTTTTTGTAGCGTGAGTGGGATTTGAACCCACGATCTCAAGGTTATGAGCCTTGCGAGGACGACCGGACTCCTCTATCCCGCAATATACCTTTATTCTTTTTTCACATCTTTAACTTTTAAGTTTAGAAATGTATTAAGTTTTCTTTTCTCTATTGGAATGTAAATGTACGAACATTTTCTCAATCCACAAACTTTCTATAGATTTTTTATTAATCTTTGTACGGATCGAATACATCGTCGCCAGACATTGCTACTCCGATAGGTTTTAGAAAATGCTTTATTTCAATCGTTCCTTTATGATAGTTCAAGACATCTCTTAAGTTTTTGTAGGCAGCAGGTGCTTCATCAGCTCCAGCTCCTCTTAATTCTATCTCTTGAGATTTCATTTGTTCTTTAACTTGATCAAAATCAATAAGCCCCTTACTAACAAACTCCGCTTTTCCTTTTTTCCATTTCTTCTTACCAGCAGCTTGCGTTCTACTCATTACCCTTCCTGCTCCATGAACTGTTGAATATAATCCTTGCATACTATCAGGGCTATCAACCCCTTCGACGATCACAGATATATCCATCATGTTTGCTCCAATAAAACCAAGTTGACCTGGAAACGCTGGAGTACATCCCTTTCTCACCACCCAATAATATCTTCCAAAGTGTTTCTCTTTCCAAGCAAAATTATGATGATTGTGAACTTCAAATGTTGATTGCGCTCCAAGAATCTGTAATACCTTATCTACTACAACATCTCTTCCTGCATAAGCATACTCTCCAGCTAACTGCATAGCTTCAATGTAAGCATGTCCGAGATCAAATGCGTCACTATTATCTACTTCAAGTAAAATCGGTTTACTATCCATCGATCCTTCTTTACCCTTATCTTCAAAAGCTAATCCTTGAGACATTGCTATAAATCCAGTTGCGGTCTTATGACCGAAACCTCTCGATCCGAAATGAACTCCAATCCAAACCCATCCATCAGTATCTATGAATAGATCAATGAAATGATTTCCAGAACCAACTGTCCCTAATTGAGCAGCAGCTAATTCCCATAGCTTTCTTTGAGGACCGAATTCAGCATGTGCTATCTTATCTAATACTGGATGATCAATAGGTTCATTATTCACTCTTCCTGTGCCAAAAGAAACACGCAAAAAAATCTCATCCATTACTCTACGTATATCTATGTCAGATGCTTTAACGTTAGTTCTGACAGCTTTATTGCCGCATCCTATGTCAAATCCAACTCCAGATACTGAGATATGGTTCTTATATGCTACTGCACCGCCTATTGGGTGAGCATAACCTTTATGAGCGTCTGCTGTTAGTACAGCAATATCTTCTTCTTTATCGAAGCAGTTATTTAACTGATCAATGCAAGCTTGATCAATGATCTCCTTACCAAAAATGTAAATCTCTTTAGGTTTGTTTGATGCTATCATGCTGTAAATTTAAAGAATTAAATTGAGAGAGTAAAGAGAATCGAACTCTCATTAAATCATAGTTTTGCAGACTATGCCTCATGCCAATATTAGGTATACTCTCATGTTTTGTGCAGTAGACGAGCATCGAACTCGCAGCCTCTGATTTGGCAAACCAGCGCTCTAACCAATTGAGCTTCTACTGCAGTTAATAATTACGTGCGCTAAGTGAGATTCGAACTCACAACCTACTGCTTGGAAGGCAGCCGCTCTTCAGTTTTACCCTTTGCCAATTGGGAGCTATTAACGCATGAATTGAATTTCCGTTTTTACACGAGACTGAAATTCTAACAAACTACCTGTACTCCCACTTGGACTCGAACCAAGGACTTCCGCTTTGTAGGAACGGCACTCTTCTCTACTGAGTTATGGGAGCGTTTATATTTTTATGTGGAGATTAGTGGTAACGATCCACTCTATCTGGTGTTTCAAGCCAGTACTAATCCATCTCAGTTAAATCTCCAAATGCCGGACTTTTCCTCACTCTACGATAGGTACTCAACTGAAACAGTCGAGAGGCATTCTTGCTTCCGGTAACCTGCGTTGGCCACGCTTTATGTAGTGCATCTTGGTAACGATCCAAGCCATCTCGAAGGTATCAGCTTCGTGTTTTAACCATCTAAACTAATGCACTATGTACACCTCTTATGGTGTCTAAAATCTTTTATTCCAACGTATAACGTATATAATCCAACTAATCCCCAAACTATCGCTAATATCGGATTGTGAATTATTTCTTCAACTACATTATCTTCATGAGGATCTAGAGTTGATGCTCTTATCAATAGTGAACTACCCATTTGCTAAAGACAAATGGGCTTCGGACTTCACAGATAGTTGAGTATTACTACTTCTTACACCATCTCCATCCGTGTAATCGCCAGTTCCTGACGATATTATTTTTAATCCTTCTTTTAAAATGTTTTTTGCAGCGTTTAAATCACGGTCTAAAACGTGTCCATTTTTGCAAGTCCACTCTCTAACAGAAAGATTTAAGTCTTGATTTATCCAACCGCACTCACAGCAGGTTTTACTTGATGGGTAGAAACGATTAATTTTTACAATCTGTTTATCGTTCCAATCAGCCTTGTATTCAAGCAACCTAACAAAAGTTCCCCAACTTGCATCAGAAATATGTTTGGCAAGTTTATGGTTTTTGACCATACCCTTCACATTCAAATCTTCTAATGCAATTATATCATAATCAGATACTAATTGATGAGAAACCTTATGTAAGTTATCCATTCGTGAGTTGGTTATCTTCTCGTGAAGTCTTGCTGTTTTTCGTCTTTGTCTTTCAAACGAATTACTGCCCTTTGTCTTACGAGAAAGATGTTTTTGTGCTTTCGCTAATTCTTTTTCATATTGTTTTGTGTATTTGTTGTTCTTGAATTTGACACCATCATCCATTTTCTTATTCGTTATATCCCTCGTCTTTCAATTACTTCTATTGTTCGCAAGTTAAAACAAGAATCTACTTATCACATTTGGCGTTCATCCTACAGGTCATTCTTATTTTAAGTAGGAAGTCGTCAGTTCGAGTCTGACCAGAGATACTAGGACAGGTCGCAGGTTCGATATATTACTTCCACTTCCTGTGCGCCTGGAGAGACTCGAACTCTCGACCCCCGTGTTAAAAGCACGGTGCTGTAATCTACCAACTGAGCTACAAGCGCATATATTTCAACCAAGAATAATGCTTTCTATTTTTTAAATACTCCTGATTGTACTCATTTGCATTAGCTTCTCTTTCAAAAGAAAGAGATTCATAAGCATGTCCTGGATTAGTAAATAATCTAACAATCCATTCAATCAAGTACCAGAGATAGAAGAAAATTATTAACATTTCCAGTTGTTGCTGCCAATGAATTTTTTCATGATTAACAAGCCACTTAAGTTTTAAATGTTTTTCATCAATGTAAATACCAAATGGAGCTAACGTTATTCCTATAATCGGAAACATTGATAAAAACCATCCCATTTTTCTTATCTTCATATTCCTAAGTTTTAGTTAAAACAATCTTTCTGTGGATCCTACTGGAATCGAACCAGTGACCTACTGATTATGAGTCAGTTGCTGCTAACCGTCTGAGCTAAGGATCCTTATTTCGATTCGAGTTGTTTCTTTTCAATAATTAGATTAACTAATGTCGTGCTTAACTGAACATACTTCTCTCTTAATTCAGTTATATGGTCTGCCTCAAACATCGGTCTTAGCTTTGTATTCTCTCCAAGTCCCGGTTGATTTTCATCGACACTAGGAAAATTTAATGCAAATCTAATCTCACTCATCGCTAATACTATTGCCTTAATTCTTTCAACGATATTAGATGTTCTCTTCTTATCATTTTCAAGAATTGCGCTTTCAATAGATAGCGCTTGAGTGAAATCATTGATAGTGATTTTCTTTTCCTCTCCACTTGAAAGATCTGTTGTCGTGTATGTATACATTCTTCTTTTGTTTTTGTACCCTCAAAGAGACTCGAACTCTTAACTTTCAGTTTAGAAAACTGAATTTCTATCCAATTGAATTATGAGGGCCTATGCTGCTAATCTTCCTTTCTTTTTCTTCTTAAAATGAAATCTTCTCTCTTTCCTATTCTTCTTCTTTACAATATGATCTGCAGCTCTAGAAGCTATCTGTTCTTCAGGTTTACAAGTTGATTCGAACCCGTATCCTTTAACATATCCACTTCCGCTTGCTACTAAGTCGTAAGATCCTGTAGTATCTTTATGATTAAAATCAAGATCGATTACATCTACTTTAAAGCCTCTAATATTTCCATCGACATCTCTATCTTCTATCTTCTGAGCTAATGCTGTAGATCTCTCTACCTCACCCCATAGTCGCGTAAACTTATCAGGCATCTTTTCTGTCACCTCTGTTGCGTAAATAAAGCGAGCGCCCTTTCTAGTACCCTCTTCTCCGTAAGTAAACCTAAAAGCTATCACTATCGCATAGAGACATTCTTTTCTCTTATTCTGACTATCGCATCCAACATATATCTTAATGTCAGAGTATAGATTAACCATCTCTCTAACAAATTCTATTGGATTAACCTTACCCCCATGTTCAATGTGAAATTCCATGCGATAAAAATAAATAAAGTTTACATTCTATCCAAATTTAGATCCTCATGAGTTACTCGAAAACTCTCTATTCCTGTTTACAAGACAGGCGCCGCACCATATCGGCATATGAGGAATGTTGCACGTCACGTAGGGATCGAACCTACTACGAAAAAGGTTGGAACTTTAACCGCTTACCTTCAGCATTGTGACGCATTTTATTACTCGTTTATTAAACGATCCTGAATCTCTCGCTTGGCTCTCTGTCTTCTCTTATGAGAAGTTTTTTGTTTGCCGAAGCGTTTTACACAACCCCATTCGTGATTGATACATGAGTTTAGTTTGTGTCCTCTTCTAACAGTCTTTTTCTTTTGTGCCATAAAAATAAATTTTTGGTTACGTTTACCAATGGCGCTCTTTAATTTATTATCCTCACAACTGCTCTCGCTAGTCACTCAGGTTTGCACTGAGATTACTGGGTTGGAAGCCCTAGTCGGATTAGCTTTTCTAAATTAAATTAAGCAAACAGGGTACCGTTCCTGTAGACGTTTAAGTTTGCGTTCACGGATGGAGTCGAACCAACTATCGCTTGCTTAACAGGCAAGTGCTATACCTTCGTAGCTTCGTGAACAGATGCGGTCTATATGGAGTTCGAATCCATCTGTATCTTGCGTGACAGGCAAGCGGACACACCCAGCATCCCCATAGACCATTATGTGGAGTAGGTGGAACTCGAATCCACAACATCCTGCTTGCAAAACAGGTGCTCATCCACTAGAGCTTCTACCCCTTCTAATTTACAACATGTCAATGAACAAAAAAAAATCCCAAGTTTTAACTTGAGATCTTTCTTACTAGATTCGAAACACACACTAACGAATCTATTCTCGATGGATGCTCAAGTTCTTCACCTGCACTCCTATATTTTTAATAACCGTAAAATCATTACCATTACACTTCTCTACTTCCCAATCAGCAGTTGTGTGCCATGTTGGATTTTTTTCTTCTGTACCTGTAGCCAGATTCGAACTGGCAATCTTTTCCGTGAAAGGGAAATGTCCTGAACCGTTAGACGATACGGGCATTCTCTCTTCACTTAAATCTATACTGTTTATCATATTTAAAAGGATAGTTTTATCTCTAATCCAATCTTTATATTGTAAAATTACTAAATTAATTTGATTTATCTTACAAGCCTCCAAAGTTTTTTCTTTTTTATCTTGCCACCAAAAGCCCTTTGTCTCCAAAAACCAGTCATATTTCAGTAAATAAAAGTCAGGGATATAGTATGTTTCCTTACCGTTCCACTCTAAATACATTCTCTTTGTATTTTTAATCCATTCTATATTAAGATTGTCTAAATAGATAGCTACTTCTAATTCTAAAGAGGAATCCATAGTAAAGCCTTTATATTTACTTCTCTTGCCTATTCCCGAACCTTCCCTATAGCCTCCCGCAGATTTTCCTGAAAATTTGCCTCCAGCATCTAATCGCGCACATTCTTTTGAGCAATATTTCCTATTTTTTGCTTGTCTTAAAGTAAGCAACTTTTCATTTTTACAAACTAAACACGGTACAGGTACTCTTATTATTATTTCACCTCTACGGTGATATCTCCTTTTTGAATTAGCTACCTTAACTTTTATACTATTCTTAGCAGAAATCGATTGCTTCAACCTCACTTCTTTAGTTTTTACTCTAGTATTAGAGCAAGATCTTGAGCAGAATTTAGTATACTTTCCACTATCTAGTCTTTTCTTAGTCAATCGCAAACTATATTTATCCTTACAGTTTTTGCAATTAAATATATATGATTCGCTTTTGCTTAATTGTTTTAACGATGTTTCCTTAACTCTATTAGAATAGTTCGGATTCATCTTACACCAACCCAAATGCCCACTTAAAGCTCTCTGATTATTGGTACAATCGAACTCTTCGTAGCAATATTTGCAAATCTTAATGTTCATATCTGTTTGCCAAATTACTAAAAATTTCTCAATTATAACCCTGCTGCACAAAAATATTTAGAGAATCTTTCTTTCATGTAATATCTATCTGACATTAGCTTCTCTGGCATTCTATTGAAAAGAATCGTATCATCATATATAGCTGCCTTCCATTTTCGTGTAGCTAGTACACGATGGTAAGATAAAATATATGCGTTAGCCTTCTGTATATAAGATGTTGTATTGATCGGTAGATTGTATTCTGCAATCTTAACTAAAGCTCTTCTCTCACAATCTAGTTCTAAAAGGATTACATTTCGAAAAGCTCTCCTTAGCTTGTTATAATTATAATGCTTCCCTAGCAACCAAGAATCAACGATATCATTTCCCATCTCATCTTCCCACTTCCAACATTCAGCACCTTCTAACCACTGATCTACATGACAACTCTCATGTACCAACAACTGAAGCCAATCCGACCTCTTCTTACCTATCTTCAATTCTCTACCTTCCGAATCAAAATAGCCTGATGATCTTATCTTCCCTTCTATCAGAACAGTTCTACTCCTATTGAATGTCAACTTAATCTTATGCTGCTTACATAGATACTTAAGATCCTCAACAAACAAATCTGCCCCTTTAGTTTCGATCATATCTGTTGTCTTTAGAGGTTTATCTATTTGCTCATTTTATATGGCTTCTCCCAATGATTATATCTAGGTCGATGAACTACGCAGCTACTTACTAATACCAATACTATCACCAATACCATTAACTTTCTCATTCCCTAAAAATACTCATATAGTTTTGATCATCACTAGAGATTTTAGGTGATTAAATAGTGGATTGAATTCATCATCAATATCGCTTTTTAAGGCAATTAGGTTAGGAAGTTCCTTTCGATATTTCTCCAGCATACCTGAGTTAGTTAGGAGAGAATATTTAACATTAGCAACTACATCGCATAATTTGACAAACAAAGCTAATCTATTATCTGCAAGCCCTTGATAATAAGCTGGACTGTGCCTTTCCGCTCGATTACGGCCTTTTTCTTCTGTGCATGCATATATTATATCAGCCACTCTTTCACCTGCCATTAACTTAATATCATTGTAAGTTACTCTCGCATCTTCAATTAGATCATGTCCCATTGCTGCCATCTTAGTAGTATGTCTATCTTCTTCTGATGATAATAAGTGTTCGAATTCTAGACTTACCTTGTAAACTAGATTTAGGTGAAATGAATACTTATGATCGTTGTCGTATTTCTGGTTACATACGTTGTCGTGCTGATTTACGCAGAAATCATACCACGCTTTACCTGTTAGCCTCATACTTTTATAGCTTCTTTAAGTCCAAATAGTTTTGTAAATTCAAGAAACATTTTCTCATCGGTAAAGAATAGGAAGTCGTTATCGATATCATGCCATCCGCACGTTCTCTCATCTTTATTGCAGATAGCTTGAGCTAAACCTACACGCTCCTTAGTTCGATAATCATGCTTCACGTCATTGGCTAAAAGTTGTATGCATTGTATTACCTCTTCCATCTGACGCTCTCTACAGGCAAAGAAGATATCTCGCTCCTCTTTCTTTACTACCGATATAGTGCCTGAATAATCTTTAAAGGAACCTACTACCTTCACCTTGCCAGTAGTAAAATCTTTACTGTAACTAGCAATTGTTTTAAGTGATTCAGGTACTGCTCCCCATTCGAACTCTGCACTGCCCATGTAGTCATACTGCCAAATCCCTTTTAGAAGAGACGTGGCTTCCGGCGACAAACCTCCATTTACCAAGCCACCTCCGAAGGAGAATGGATTTAACATTCCTGTAGGTTTCTGTAATCTTTGAATTAAATACGGTCTCATAATTGTTTATGTAGTTATTGTTTTAAATGTGTTACTATATTGCAATGCTCCATTTTCTACGACTTTAAATCGAACGCTTCTGTTCTTTCCTGTTGAAAATTCTAACGTTCTCTTTTTACCGTACGCCATATTCTTAGGTACGTTGGTACAATGAGTTTGATGCTTGACGAACAAACCTCTCTTGTGATCAAATCGAAACTCAACTAAATCGAATAGCTGATCCATCAGTCTTCATCTTTTACTCCATAATACTCCAACATTTCTCTCATTGTAGGATAAGATTGTAATCTAATACAAGCCTGCGCTTCCTTTATTTCATCAGTGAACATTACCTCTTTATACCATAACTCACCTTTTATTGAATGAGTGTTGTTCTCCGAATTCATACTAAAGAATCTCATCCCTTTATTTGGCATTAGTAGATGCTCTAGTACGACATACTTTTTCTTTTCACTCATCACTCTTCGAAGTATAATAGTTCAACAATTTCAGCACCTTCTTCATCTTCCATATCTCTATATAGAGACCAAACTCCATCTGGATCTGATATTGCTACCAGTTGTCTAACCTCCATAACCTTATCATTACCATAAGCTTGAATAGCTTCTCTTACTTTCTCTTTAGTAATCGCCATATTAGTTTTGGTTTATGGTAGCTTTCTGTAAACAGGCTCTTGAATTAGTTCATACTCCGGCTTCTCTTTCACTTTAGAGTCTTGCTCGATGCTACTAAGCATAAACATTGCGAATATTATAAGAACAAGAAAATTCATAAATCCTGCAAATAATAACAAGTTACCATTCCAATAACTATTTGGCTCTTTTCTCTTTGCTTCTAATAGAGCAGGTACGCTGTTAGCAGTGTAAATTGCTGCTCCAAGAAACATTACTATACCTAAGATTATTTTAAATGTTATCATGATTTTTTAGTTTTATTGATTGTTATATTATTCAAAAAATTCTCCCATGTAAGACTTATTTTTGTATTTTGTTACGCCATCAATAGATAAGATCTGACTATCTCTCCAAGACTTGTCTACCATTATTTGTAATTTTTGCCAATCCTCATCAACAAAAGTTAATTCTATACCGGATAACTCTAAAGCCTCTTGAACTACTTCTTTAACTAATTTTAACAGTCTATTACTAGTTTCTAGGCTTTTATCAACAAAAGAACTCACTATCCCTTGAAAAAATATATTTACAGGACATTTTGCAATAGTTCTATATTCATTTTCATAAATAGCCTCTAGTAATTGTTCATATGTTGGATTATCTACAAAACAATGAGCGCCGGCTATCATTTTAGCTATTTTGTATTTAGTTGTCATGATCAGGATTGATTTTTAGTATTTTTTTGATTGTTTTTTTTTAATTGAATTGCTCTAGTTTCAACATTAAGAACGTCAGACATACGCTTTAAATCTCCTGAATTAGCTATAAAGAAGAATGCACTCATTAATTCAGTTCCGCTTTTAGATGATGAGATTTCATAAAGAACCTTCCTTCTTGCTGCGCTTATTGTCATTTTCATCTTATTAATCGTTTAAGTTGTGAATTTAGTTAATTCTCCATTCGATGAAGAACAATCCCATATTCTCATCTTCCATTTCGATCTTGTCGATAAAGGCTTGACACTCTTCAATAGTATCATAACCTTCATTATCCCAAACTCGAGTCCACACCCCTCCATCCTTAAATTCAGGATGGAACTTTTCTTTTTTCGGTTGATTGGTTTTTGTAGTTTCCATGTTGAATCTTGATAGATATTTTTGAATACTCTGTTGTGCGGTTAGTTTCATGCTGTGTGTAATTCGTTTACGTTTGAAGTGATTATAAATCTGTAGTGTGGTGCGTTTATCTCTCCGCAAGCATAAATGATTCTCGCATACACTTGAACATCTTTGTGTGTGATTAGGAACGAGAAGTCAAATTCAGTAGCGCTATGTACGCTCTCCACTGACAATGGATAAGAACGAATACCTGCTTCGATTAGCGCATCTATCAACCTTCCAAACTTTATGTTGTAACCTGAAATGGCTTCGTTGATGAACGCTAACGTATTTGTGTACGTGTAAGACTTCATCATCTTGATATGCTCGATCTTCGCTTCCTTGTTCTTCTCGAATTGCTCGAGAGTTACGTGATCGTATTTACTCTTATTCTCAAACTTAAGATTCTGCACTCGCTTAATGTCGCGATCGAATTCGTTGAACTTGAACTCTACGTAGCCCTTTAAATAGCGCTCCTTAAAGTCATACATCTTACGCTCTAGATAGCTAGTTAATGTTAACCGAGCGTCCTTAATTCTTTTCTGCTCCGCCATGTTTACTTTTGGCGCGTCTGCTGATAATGCTGCTTTTTTCATATTTGTGTGTGTTTTAAATACACATAAATATAGGTGTACTATACACTCGAACAAATAAATATCTGATTTCTTTTACGCGGATTTAGCGTAATTTCGCAGATCTGCTAGACGTAATACTCTTTTCCGTTGAAAATTATGCGAACTTTAGGACGTTCGATCTTTGGTTTTGGCTTATCTTCAGGCCATACAAAGCGATGTCCATTCCAAATCTGACCTTCTACATATTCGGTAGCTAAACATCTACAGTTGACATGGAGTGCGCTTAATGTAGCTTCCCATTCATTCTGCTTCCTCCCTATATTAGTACCGTTTGCTTGTAACTGCTTTAAAGTAAAGATTCTAGGTTCTCTGGTATCTCTATTTAATAAATACTTTTCAGTGCACTTATTACAAGCATCCAATTGTACCTGAAAATACATCTTAGCTTTCTCATTATCGCCATCATGTCTTCTTTCTAATATAGCTGCACGTCCTTCATTTAAGGCGGTATGAGAAATGTATTGAACTGACTTCTGGAAGTTTCTAGTCCAATCTCCTGTTAACCTTCCTAATTCACTAGCTATTGTTTTGAATGATTGTCTTTTACTTATCCCTTCTATAACCTTCTCTCTGATGAATTCTTCTTGATTAGCTCTAGCTGTAGAGAGTTCCTTACCTACCACTTGATTGATATCTCCAAAGATTTTGCCATTAGCTGATTTAATATCGGTTAGAGATTGCATCTTTAGAGAAGCAATTGTAGCCTTCTCTTTACTATTCAAAGGAATGTGCTGACCGCTATTGATATATCTTATTAACTCTTCATATTGGAGTCCTTTGGTCTTTTGCTCACCTAAGAGATTTGATAGCATTCCTAAGATGAAATTGTTCGTTACTAAATCATTCTCAGCAGAATAGCTCCTCTCCGGATCTATACCGTTCTCTATTAAAATACTCTTATCGTTATCACTTAAGATTTGCGGACCAAGTGTGCTGGCAGCAAAAAGTAAGAGCTGTCTTTCTAACAGCTCCGATAATGTATGTATTTGCTGCGGCGTTAGCATCTATGATCCTACTACTTGATCTGTACCGTCCCAAACGAATTCACCTACAGGTAAATGCTTCTCACAACCTATGCAGAAAGTCGCTCCATAGAATTTAGGATCTGCTGCATAGGTTTCTGCTAATGATTTACTCATTGTAGTTAAAGCACCACAACCTCCACTATGAGATCTCTTCTCATTAATAGCATCAAGCTCCTCTTGCTTGATATACTTACCTACTATAGGTGACTTACTCTCTGAATATCTAACGAAAGCTACATATCCGTTTTCTTTAGTATAATGCTCCTTAGCAAAGTTACTAGCACCTTCTAGTTGTGATTCTAGTGATTCAATTGTACCAGGATCGACTGATCTTCCTTTGTGTACATATGAATATCTAACAGGCCTAATAAATTTAACCCGTTTCTCTTCCGGTAAAACTATGTAAGCTTCATTTTGACCGTTACCTTTTACTTCATTAAGTTTCGGTTCACTTCTGTCTGTTGTTAACATTTAATTGACGTTTAAGTATCTAACTATATCCTTAAGGGCTGATGCTAGGTGTTTCTGTAATCTCTTTTCGTAATGACGTTCTAATTCAGTACATACTTGATATGGAGGTTGTTCTGCGTGTATCGGTTTAGTTTTCCAAGGTATAGCTTTAGCAATATACTCACCATTCTCATCGTAAGTAAACTTCCACCCATTACCTTGTAGCACTATATCTTCCATTACTCTTCTTCTATCTTAACTATTAACTCTTGCATTGGTAATCTATATCATTCCAACCTTGAAAGTATTAAATAGAATATACTTTGATTTCAATTTTACTAAGACTTGTTTGCGATTCCTTGACTTTTTCAAACTAACATGGACCCATGACCACTTGCCGGTACTATCTGGATATTCACCTATTAATTGATCAAACTCTAAAGTATCTTTTGTGAACTACCCATCAACTAAAGATTGATGGGCTTCAAAAGAAAGAAAATGCAAGCACTAACTTTACATATTGAACTTTTCGCACTTCAACACCTCCTTTTCAGGTTTTGCAACCTGTTGTGCAGGACGGCTCGATGCGCTCAACGGTCAGTCCCTGACCTGAACTTAATTTGCACAAATGTTTTTATGTGTAAGGTTTTATAGAAGAACAATTTTTCTTCCAACCACAATACCTCAAAGAACTTATTTGTAAATATACAAAAAAAATATTCAAAAACAAACATTTAAACAAAAACAAACATTTAAACAAAAATATGGTCGCTTACATCCCACAGGCTAAAGACCTGTGGGTTTTACGCTCCGTTTTATAAAGAAATTTTATTACTAACTCCATTCAAATTCTATTGCATTAACTACTGCCTGCCCTGCTGTTCTTTTCTCTACTCTTACTGTAATAACCCCTCCTGCTGTTGGAATGCAACCGGTAAAGGTATTCAGAACAGTCTTGTTGCCATCCGCTTCATAATTGGTCACAGTACTACCACCAGACGTTCCACTAACTTGAATGGTTACTAAGTGACTTCATATCTACTATCTCCCTGATTGTATAAAACAAACCAATAAAAAGAATAGTAAGTGCCCCGTAAATCCATTGGTTAACTTCATTCATCATCAAGAGAAGTTTAAATGTTAGTACCATCTAGTCACCACCAATGTATCTCCAGCCGTTGTTGCGCGAAAATAAATTTTATACCCTGTTTTCGCGCGCGATTTAACCACTGTTCCATTTGGGTCAGTAGATGAGTTCATTAACGGACTGGTAGTAATGGTAGAGCTTGCTGTATTAATTTTAAAAGAACCAGTATTACCACTTTTAAACTTGATTAGTATATCCTTCTCACCATTGGTGGCAAGTTGGATAATATGTGTGTTAGTGTTGTCAGGTGCGATGATCATTAGAGGGTCATAAGTTGCGAACGTGTACGTAGTCTGTGCCAATAATGGTAGAGTACATATAGAAACAATTACAAGAACAATTAGTTTTTTCATATTATTTAATTTAGTTGGTTTTTCATTGTTATAGTTGTTTAATTAAGTCCGTAATCCGCCTGTATGTATGCGTTGTCAATTGTCTTTCCTGATTTGTTGCCGTAGAATCCAAAGCGTAAACGACCTGTAACCGTACCTGATAGCGTTGCTCTTAATGTCCAGTTGGTATCATCACTTGAAGTCTCGTAGTATATTTTTTGAGTACCCCTATCAATTCGCCATCTATGTAATAGACCAGCTGTTTGTATTTCCGTGGCTCCTGAGATTGTGCTTTTATAGGTCGTTCCTTCATACACATCAGTATCGGTGTTAGTATTAAAATCGCAGCTCATATCAATATTAGCTGCTGTCCGCGAATCTGAGGATGCAATGAAAC